GCATCCATACCTACCAACTTGTATCCCTCTGGCACAATCCATACATCTCTGCACTCTCTGCCATAAGGTGAATACACTGCTGGGATCTGGCCCATGTTAGGACTAGAGTGTGTCATGCGTCCCGTTACTGCCCCGTTGGGGTTGACGTACCCATGAACCCTACCGTCCTTCTTAACAGCCTCTATCCAGCTCTGAACCTGTGCGATACGCTTCTGTATCATAAGGTACTGACCTATCAGTGCGGCCTCTGGTATATCAACCACTGTACTTAGCACTGACTCATCAACAATGGCCTGTCCTTTCTCAGTAAACTGCTTAGGTTTCCAGCCAAAGTACTGCAAGTGTCTGCCTATCTGTTGTCGTGACCCTAGGTTAAACATAGGGAAGTCAATGCGGCTAAAGGGTGCTACCGCTGTTTCCCATTGCTCTCCTAGGAACTTGAGTCCAACGACACTAATCTCGCCATCTTTCTTAATCTTAGGTGTAACTTGTTTGATGAATGTAGGCAATGGCTTGAATACCTCGTGTACCTTATCCTCAAGGTCGTACTTCTTCTCCTTAAGCTCTGCGAGTAATAAAAAACATTTCTCTTGATCTAAGAGCCATCCTGTTTTAATTTGCTTTGATACAATAGCTTGTACTTGGTGTTCAAGATCAATGCTTTCAGCGCCAAAATCTCTAAGCTCCTGAAGTAGTCTATTGTACACCAGCGTATTAACTCTAACATCCTGTACACAATACTCCACCATATCCTGCGAGAAATTATCCCAATCACTGTAATCACCTTTCGGTTGGTTTAATAGCGAACCCCAGTTCTCTAAGGAATGTCCACCGTCCCTTGATGGGTTAGCTAAACGTGATAGCACTAGGGTGTCCGTAATCTTACACTTGCTAAAATCAGTACCTAATAATCTCTCCAACACTGGTATGTCATAGCCAATTATATTATGGCCTATCACTTCACAGTTATCAAAGCCTAGAAGCCACTCATTGAAGTCAAACAAACTGAAGCCGTGAAACTCAAAGAACTCTTCAGTGCCTACAATGTGAGCAACGATACACCACACCCTATCAGGGTTTAAACCGTTAGCCTCTATGTCAAATACTATTTTCATTAAAACTCCGTCTCATTACCTACTGGACAACTGGTTTCTATCATTCTACCACTGACCTTATCATAATACAGGTAACACGCTGGTCCTGTCAAGCCCACGAACCTATTTTTTAACACTCGTACACAGGTCGTGTTGCGTGTCTCAGGGTCTGCGTGTTGCTGATCTCGCTCTAAGCCAATAACAATGTCACTGAGTTGTGCTATTGCTGCTGAACCTCTCAACTCACCTAAGCTAATCCTGCCACCATCTTCATGCGCCTTTGAGCCACTAGGTCTACGCAAGTGTGATACTAAAAATAGCCCTACACCTGTCTCTTGCACTAGCTTTCTAAGGTTTGTCATAATGCTGTCAATAGCTTTACGCTCGTCACCGTTGTCTTGATCGCTGACCACGATGCTGAGGTGATCCAAGATGATCCACTTGCAGTCCAAGCCTTTAGCCATGTAACGTATGCGGCCTAATAGGTTGTCCTCGCTCGTAGAACCCCAGTGGTCAAACATATAGATACGTCCTGACCCTAACGTCCTGTCCCAGTATCCTTTCTTCTCTTCTTGAGTCACTGTCTTGTCAAGGTGAAGCTGCTTGTTAGCCTCAATGGACATGATGCCCAACGCTGTCTTGGGTATGTCCTCCTCTAACGCTAGGATACCTATGTTGTCCTCAGTAGCTCCAAGCAAGTAATGCTCAAGCTCCCTGACTATCTGTGACTTACCCATACCTGAGCCAGAGGTAATGGTCACTAGCTCCTTAGGTCTAAAGCCGTGGGTGTACTCATTCAGGCATGACCACGGATAGTCAATGGACTTCACGTTGGACTGCTTGATGATCAGATCCCAAGTCTCATTACCTGCCACGATACCGTCAGGCTGATAGGTCTTAGCGTTCCACCACTCCTTAACAAAGTCCTGCACCTTACGAGCCTTGAGCATGTCCCCTGCATCCTTCATGGGCAGTGTGACATTCTTGGCCTTGTTGGGGGTGAACAAGTCCAGTACTGACCTTGCGGCCTCTTGTCCAGCCTTATCATTATCAAAACATATGACCACGCTATCAAAGGACTCAAGCCACTCTAGGTTAGCCTTGATGTCTTTGGCGGCACTGGCCGCGCCTGATCTAATGGATACAACGGGCCACTTACCGTCAAACATTTCATTGACTGCGAGTGCGTCTGCTTCTCCCTCTACTACTGTAATGTATTTACCACCTGCCTTAAATGCTTGCTGACCAAACAGCCCTGCATTGTCAAAGGAACCCGTGGCATAGAATTGCTTGTTCTCTACAATCCGTACCTTAGTCCCTGTAGCCACGCCTGTATCTTTATCGTGGTAAGGGTAGTGGTGCTTAGTTATCGTCCCGTCAGTGCCGTACTCAACCGTGACACCATAACGCTTGGCCGTGTCTTGGTTGATCCTACGATCAGGGATTGCCGCTATTACACCTGTCATCTCTAATGTCCTTGCGCTTGTCGCGGGTTTATGGTTTGGTATTGTACCGTCTCCATGCTCGTAGTGTGAACAGCCACCCGAAAAACAGGTGGCGTGTCCATCGGAATAACGAGCCAGATTGTTGGATGAGCCACACGATGGGCATGGCTCATGTCTAACAAAGGTTGACTCTTCCATAGTCATTATCAGAAGTCCTCACCACCTTCCTGCTCCGCAACTTCCAGTACCTTAATCTTATTCAGATAAGTACCTGTCCCGTGTACAGGATGAGGCTGACCCTCTGCCCATAACAAGCGCACCTTAGACCCTCGACCAATTCTACCTGCAAAGGGCTGACCATCTACATCCATTACTGGCACATCATACTTGGTGCTGAACTTGCGCTGCTTTACTCCTTCATACTCTCGCATCTTGATGCCCATACCAGACAAATTATCTGCGGTGTCTTCATCAACACTAATGACCACTGAGTATTTACCTGTAGACTGACCCTGATACATCTCATGAGTGTCTAGGTTCTCAAACGCTATTGTACCTTCTACTACTGCCATAATTACTACTCCTAGTTGTTGTGATACTACTTAAGTATCGTTTGGTTTAAACTTTAATTATAATCTTTAAAGTATTTCTATCGCTTCTTAAGAATATTATATCATCAGTTATCACTCTTGTCAAATATATATTCATCCTTATTGTATGACTCATTAAAACCATCCATAAGGGCATCGTTTGAGTGTCTGGCACATTCTCCACATAGGTCTAGGTATGCGCCAGTATTAGCATCTTTCTTTTTTAGTTCATATTCACTCATTATCACATCACATGCTTTACATCTACTCATAACTCTTCTCCTTTACCAAAAGCAAGCATATACTGCTCACGCATTACATTAATGTCCTGAGCATAGTATTCATCCCTAACCTGCCTAGTGACTCTCTGTGTCAGTTCAGATAGCGACATACAGTATACTTGATACTCTACTAGCTCGTCTACCATATCCTGCGCTGTAGGCTCTATCCAATCATTGCAAGGCTCGTCATATCCTATTAGACCCTCTTTAATCCTGCTCACTGTATACTCTCCCAAAAGTTATTAAAATGAACGGTAAGTATAGCAGTATGCCCTCAAAAGGTAAAGCACTTACTTCTTCCGTTTCCTTGTTCATTGTCCAAACTGCGCGACTATCTGCAAACTCAAGGAACAAGCCGCACCCGTTAATCAGTTCTATTGATAAGTGTCTACCGAATATAATCATTCTACTTCTCCTTTTACTGGTAGTGCTTGTTTAATATCAGTAGCACACTCCGCTTCCAAGACTAACGGTTTACATAACTCCTTGCACCATTGCTTAAGCGTTAACCTTGTATTCATCCAAGATTTCCACATCTGTTTTTCGTCCATCGTATCTATTAATCTAGCCATCTTTCTCTTGCTCCTCTTTACGTTTAATGTCTGCGAGTGCCATTGCTATCTCATAAGGTTGCATAGGCGGGTAATCATCTTCGTCAATCAGCTCCTCATCACCATGCAAATAGTCCTCACAACTGCCATTCCATCCACCTATGTTCATACATCACTCCCTAAAATAACCACTATAAATGTATACCATACCATTGTCAACAACAGGCCACCGCAACCTAATGCCGTCCAGCCAATAGCCGCAACAAGAAACTGCTCTCTCTTTTGCTTACTTAACTCGCGTTTTGTTAGTATCTTTCTCGCATTATTCATAATACACCTCGTATATGGCCCTGTATTGCGTTCTAAGAGCCTTTAGCTTAATTTATGGGCTACCCTATTGGTTACCCTTATACTTGCTTAGACGTTCATTCTGTATAATTAGCTCACTTTGCCAGACTGCCCAACATGCGCCAATTAATACCAATGCGGCCATTAATTCCATTATTATTTGCATAATTTAGCTCTCATAATAGATTGACTCCCAATAGATAGACAAGCGTTATTGTACACCATGTACAAATTGCAACTGTCAACCAATCCATCTTGCGCTTGTTCATTGTGTCACCTCTATAGTCTGTATTAGGTTTTTAATTTGTTTGAGCATACTAACGCCATGAGCGGGATATGCAACATGTTTTACTGTTTTATTCCAACATGCTCTACATGGTCCACATTTGCCCTCGCGTGTACCAGCCTCACACAACGTCATTACAGGCGTTAGATACTCGCGGCTGGGTATAATTGTGCTAGTGTTGGCCGCTTGTATCAATTCACCTGTCACGCTATCGCTGGACAATCTAACAACTACATTCGGTAGCTTTTGCATATCAGCAAGTACAGGCATAAACTTTTTAAACTTATGCATACGCGTTGGTAGCCAATGATTGCACCAAGGAGTAGCGGCCATAACTGACAATATCTTTTTAGCCAACCGTAGGTCGTAAACATCGCCTGAATCAAACCACCTAAAATAGCGATCATTGTCTAATTCCGCAACCATTACAGCTACCCAGTCCGCTTGTTGCCAGTCCTCGCGATTATGCTCCCTTGGTGCTTTTACGTTGGGAAACCTATAGTTACCTGTAGTGGCATAGCAACCCTTACAAGCTGGCACTAGATCGCCCTTGCTATCCTTAGACGCTGGACAAGTATCAAGTGCTTGCAATGACCATGAACGACAAGGCATCTTGCTGGGTCTGCTAAATTTTGGTTGTGCATTCATGAATTTAACCATATTATGCCTCCTCCTCTGCTCTCGAACCCGTATCAATTAACCATTCTGCTTTTGTTTCTTTAGCTTTAATATACGCATCGTGCCATGTGGCTAAACCCTCTGTTACTCTGGGATCACGCAACACCACCTCGCGGCTCCGTTTAACAAAGGCTTCACCTACAAGTTTCTTTGCAAATTCTAGGACCGCATTGCCTTTCTTTTCATAATCTTCGCCTATAGACCAACAAGATGAATCTTTACCGCCTGAGGTATCTATATAAGCTAAAGTCTTCCAGTGTTGTGATTCGGTTGATAATTTTAAATCTTCGAGCCTACCTTGTATTAGTATCTCTAGCTTATTCATAATGACTACCTTTAGTTGATAATGATTCTCATTTACAAGGGTTCCTTTCCCTTGCCTCTTGCACCCATTATAGAGCCTTATCAGCTACATGCTAATGCTTTGTGTGCATGACCTTAATAAACTATATGCATCTAATGCATAACCTACATGCTACCTTCTATCACACGCGCCCGTGTACGCGAGTACTACATACTGTCAGCAATGTCAACCACTATTATTCTCAAGCATAGCCCATTGATAATGTCAACAACTGTTTCATCATGTATACCTTAGGGTATCCACATGCACACTCACACTTCCCTTATGCAATACCCGTGCCAACAATGGGCCGCATGTATAACCTGTGTATAACTTATGCACAACATGCGGACCCTGTGGGTAACTATGTGCAAAACCTGTGGATAACTTTGGGGACGGGGGGCGCTGGGGGTATCGCAGGATTGTTACTGTACCCGCCAGTATACAAAATAGTAGGAAATTGGGATTGACACCTGTATCCTCATGTGTACTGTAAGTCTTTGTTATATATAAGTAAACATAGGTCGCCCACAGGGATGACACAAGCTAACAAAAG